GGCAAAATCAAATGACGCTGTTCAAAGTGCAATTGAAGTGAGTGCATAATCGCTTCTTTTCTCATGCGGCTCATGGTGAATGGTTTGATAGGTAAATCACTAATTTCTTTCAAGACTTGATGAAAGGCTTGAGCGAAATTGTTTGTTTCAAGTTCAACAATGACTGGGTTGAAACGAGCATTCAGTTCAATGATTTTGTCAATTTGAGAACTGAAATCCATTCCCTTTTCTCGGTGCATCCAAACGACCCGTTTGTGTCGGTTTTCGTCCATAGCCAAAACGCACATGCAAGTGTAGTCGGCTTTTCGGTCGGGGCTGATAGCAGGATCCCACCCGATGTAATAATTGACATTCTCATCAAAGTCGCCCGCATACGGGTCAAAGACAAAGGCATGGTCTTCGTCTTTACACGGATCAGTCATGTCCACTGGGAATAGGCTTGATTCACTGGCAATAGGTTTGCACAGGTATTCACGGGTGAAAGCAATTGAAGTCATTTCACCACGGCGTTGTTGTAGTGCTTCAAGCGACCAGCGTTCGGGCCAAAGTGGATGGCCTGTTTCTTCGCTTATTGCTGGGTATTCGCCCACTTTGTAGCCTTTCAAGCCCTTGAGTTCTTGGTATAAATCAGTGTATGAAAACGGAGTTCCGACGATACATAACTGTGCGGTGTGGTGGAGAACAGGCAGGAGGGCTGTGTAAAACCATGAAGCAATATGCGTCAATTGCGTAGCCGCTTCACTGGATAATATGTCGTCCAGCACTACAATGTCGGGGTGGGCACCACGAACTGCTTTGCCGACTGACATAGCCGATATTGAGGATTTGTTGGTGAACTTGAACTTCTGTTTCGCCCACCCACGCTTTGGTTTCAAATGTTGAAGTGTGGGTATTGATTCAATCAATTCGTTCATTTTCGCCATGTGTTCAATGGACTGGTGTTGACTGTGTGAAAAGAATAATACTTCTGTGCCGGGGTTGTAAGCCATTTTCCATAACAAATACACCCGATAAAACACAGACTTTCCGTGATCACGAGAAGCGATAACACATGTTTTGTTATGGTTCTCGCTCATATCAAACCATTCTTGGTGAAAGTCGGCGACCATGTAATTTTCTTCTTTTCCGCAAATGTCTTCAAAAAAATACTTGAAATCCCTGCGTCCCATCTCCCAATCCACTTGGCGGGCGAGATCTGCTACGGGGGCACTCATGGCGTTCACCGGCCACTCGCTTCTCGTATGTCGTCAACAGGTATTTTGAATATATCCTCTAAGGTTGCGGCGTTGTTATACACCGCCGATTGAGCCGACTTGTTGCCGTTTCTTGCGGCCTCCATAATTTCGCTGATGTCGCTTTCGGATGCACTGCCGCTGATACTCAAACCGTATTCTTTTTCGGGTGCGCTTTCTTCACTTGGCTCGTTTTTTTTTGCTTTTGCGGCCTGTCGTGTTCTTGAACGAGCCGCCGCTTCACCCAGTCCTTCAATAGCGGCTTTCTTTGGATTCTTGGTGCGCTTGCGTGCTGGCTTTGCTTTGTTGGCGAACGGTTTGCTGGGGTTTTTCCCTGCCTTTCGCTTTTCGTCAAGTGAGTTCACCCTTGCGAGAGCCGAGCCTTTCTTTGGCTTGGTTTTGGAGGTTGTTGCCTTCACCTTCGCCGCACCCTTCTTTGGCTTGGCTTCAATCCTTTCAGCCCCTTCACCAATTTCCATTTTAGGTGCTTTTTTGGAGGTTGTTGCTTTCACCTTTGCCGCACCTTTCTTTGGTGCTTCTTCTCGCATTTCTTCGGTGCCTTCAAGTGCGCCTTTCTTGTTTGCTTCGGCGACTTCTTTGCCTTTGTCGGTATTCTTCACAGCCTTTGCGGCTGGGCTTTTCTTAGCCTTCTTTGGTGCGGCCTTCTTTGGAGGTGCTTTTTCTTGCTGTTCCTCCGGCATGACATTGTATTTTTCGTTTCGCAATTTTTCCCTGCGCTTTGTTTCCATCAAGCGGTTATTTTTTCCTCTTGCTCTTGGATCTTGCTTGGCCTTGTCGCCTTCGCTTCGGTTGTTGACTTCATTGAATCCTGTGCGTGCTTTGGACGGGATGCCAGCCATTTCACCGGGTTTGTTTTCTCCGGTTGATTCGGGCAATTGTCGGTTTTCGGGTGCCACCTTTGGTGCTGGCAACGCCTTTCGTGGTATTTCTGTCCCAGTTCGTGTCGTAGCACGGGGTGATTCCTCCTGCCCGCCATATTCATTTCTCATTGACCGTGCCCAATCGGTGTATTCCTCTTCGTCCATGCCCTTCATCCAATCGGGGTTTTCGTCTTCCTGTTCCCCCACATACGGAGGGTCAGTCATTAGCATTTGCGATTCCTCCAACCGTTGAAGGGCTTCCGGGTTTCTTTCCTCCGCATTCTTAGATGCCCTCTCCTTGTAAGAAAGTGCATCCTCATTTTGCCGTTCTTCGGTCATTTCCTCCTGTCCCCCTATATACGGAGGGTCAGTCATTAGCATTTGTTGAGGTTCAATTTCAGTATTGAAGTCGGGAGGCAGTTCTTCTCGTTCCTCTAATCCGTTCATTTGACCGAACGGATCACTGAACTCTCGTTGTTCCTCCACTGGTGCTGGGGCTTCGGATTGGGGTTGCCTCATCGGTTGTTCCTCCACACCAGCAAAGCGGTTATAGAAGTCGTTGTCCACTGGCTCACGCATAGCGTCCATGCCAGCGTCAACAGCAGGTTTCCTCTCCTGTGCTTCTTGCATAGGCGACGGCCATGCTGATGGGGTCATTTTGTCCCTTGTAGCGGCTCGGAGGTCGTTGCCTTGCTCGGCTTGTTGAGTTTGTTGGGTTTCGGCTTCTCGCTGTTCCCGAAGGGCATTCATTCTTTCCCATTCGGCTAAATCGTTTCCGCCAGCATCCATGTTATTGCGAACCCAGTCCCTTGTTGGGAACTCTTCTTCACGGCTCCCATATCGGTTCCATGATCGAAACGACGGAGGGAGTTCGGCTCTTGGTGTGTCCATAAATGAACGCTCGTCAGCCGGTGCTGGTTCCTCTTGAAGTGAAGGTGGAGTGCTTTCGGTTTGTTGGGAGGGTGTTCGTTTGAATCTGTTCATAAAATTGCCAATGCCTTGCTTGGCTCGGCCAAACATTCCCGTCTTGTTTGGATCACGGGTTTCTTGTCGCCCTTGACGGAAATTAGCCCCCATGCCTTGTGTTGGCCCATCCAGCGATGCACCCTCGTTCATTTGACCGAACGGATCGGCTGGTGCTGGTGAAGACTGTGTGCGCTCTTGCACTTGTTGTTGTCGTTGTTGGTTTCTTTCGTTTTGGTAGCCTTGCATTAAACCGTATGGATCGTCAGCGGGTGCTTTGACAACATGGTTCCACACATGCGAGAAAAGTGCATCATGCGGTGGTGCTTTGCGTAGTGGTTCTTTGCCCAGCATTTCAGCACGGGCTTTGAGTAGCATGTCGTCGTATCTATCCATTTGAAATCACCTTCTCATTTGTTTGCGTAGCATAATATGTTCAATTGAACGGTGAATACGATCTGCGGATTTTTGGGCTTTGCCGAACATTGGGTTCGCCACTTGGTTGCCCATGAAGCGTTGTTGCATGTTATTCTGTGCTTGATTGTAGCGTTGTGTTTGCGCCTCGTTCTTTTTGTTGGCTTGGTTGCGAGCCATGATTCCTGTTGACCCCATACCGCTTGTTAATCCCATTGACAATACATCGGCAACCTTTCCACCAAATGAACGGTCTTTCATCCACGATTGCTTTTCGCCGCCTTTTCCGGCTTGAATTGCTTGAGCGTCAGCACCGAACGCCATGTTCTGTGCCATTTGTTGCATGTTGTTTGCTGGTGCCGCCGCTGGTGCCGCCGCTGGTGCCGCCGCTGGTGCCGCCGCTGGTGCGCCTCCTGCCGGTGCGGCTCCTGCCGCTGGTGCTGGTGCGGCTCCTGCTCCACCTGCTCCTGCTCCACCTGCTCCTGCTCCACCTGCTGGTGCGGCTCCTGCTCCTGCTCCACCTGCCGGTGCGCCCCCTGCCGGTGCGCCTCCTGCTGGTGCGCCCCCTGCTGGTGCGGCTCCTGCCGCTGGTGCTGGTGCGCCTCCTGCCGGTGCGGCTCCTGCCGCTGGTGCTGGTGCCCCTGCCGCTGGTGCTGGTGCCCCTGCCGCTGGTGCGGCGGCGGCTGGTAGTGGATTTCCGACCTTAGCGTTCATAGCGTCCAATTGTTCAGTTTCTCTCCCTTTCCTGCGTTTATCACTGATTTGATTTGCATAAGCATCGGCATCTCCACCGAATGATGCTTGAGCCGTTGCTCCTAATTGGTTGAACTCGCCTCTTGCTTTTCGTCTTTCGTTGGCATCGCCGAGGCGGTTCGCCACCCCTTTTGCACTTTGAATAGGATTCATCATTCCCCTTTTTGCGGCATCCCATTTTGCCCCTTTCTCAAAAGCCTCTCTTTCAGCAAGCATTCTCGCTCTTGCCATTCTGTCTGCACTGAACTCACGCTTACTGATCATTGAAAGTCACCTTCACCAATTGTATGCAATCCAACGGGATGTCCATTGATTTGGACATCTCACGCCAGTCGCCCCTGCTATTGAGGATGGCGACGACATCGGACACTGGGCGTTGTATTTGGCCCGCCATCATGGCGAGATCCGTTGCGTTGGATTGAATCATAGGGGTGTGGGGGACGGACTTTGCGATGGTATCATCCTGCAAAGCGATTTGACATTGGACGGTTTCAAGCATGGATTCAATGTCCTCTTTGCCGAACATGTTGCCCATGCGTCCGGCACCTCGTCCAGTGAGGTATGCAAGTTTATCAGCCATTCCTCTCCATCCCTCTCTAAATCGTGGCGGGCCGTCCTGCCGTTGAGAGCCAGCAGGTTGCGCTTGAAAAGCATTTAGGCGAGAAGGAGGTTGTTCGGGGGGAATGTTGGGGGGTATTTGTCCCACTGTTGCTGGTGGTGCTGGTTGCTGACGAGGAACTGGTGGTGCTGGTTGTTGGCGTGGCACAGGAGGTGCTGGTGGTTGGGGCTGAACGACGGGGGGTGCTGGTGGCTGTGGTTCGGGTTGAGGTGCTGGTGGCTGTGGCTGTTGTTGAGGTTCACGGGCTTGCGCTCTCCTTGCTTTTTGACGCTCCATCGCTTCACGAAGTCCCTGCGGCCCCTGTGGCTGTCCTGTGTTTGTGGGTTGAGGTGGTTGTTGAGGTTGCGGTTCGGGTTGAGGTTGTGGTTGTTGAGGTTCTTGCATCCTGTTTTGGTTTGGCTGAATGCCCGGATTGGTTCTTTGAATGTGACTGATGAAACCGCTGACAAGACGATCTGCCCCAGCCCTGCCGGAACCTTGAGCAACCAATTCTTCAATTGAAGGCATATTGTCGCCCATGTTGTATTTGTCACCCAAGTATTGGTGCAATTTAGGGAGGTAAGCACGCTTGTTGGCAAATGAGTTTGCATACAAGTCCACGCCCTTCTCGCTCTTGAACCCATCTTCAAACCATGTGCTGTATGCGTCCATTGGGGATTGAGGCATTTGCTGTTGCTCAATTGCTTGCTGTGCGGCATCCGGCCCTTCGGGCACAGCGTCGGCGACAATGCCGGGTGTGTCGGGTGACTGTGCGGCTTCTCGTCGGCGAATGCCATAGAGGTGCTGGATGTTGGTTTTGTTTTCGGGAGCGTGTTGGCTCAACACTGGGTGATTCAACCATGCGTTTTGAACCATTTCGGGTGTCAATTCATAGCCGCCCATTTGAGCCTGTTGAGCCATTTCATTCACCATAGCAATACTATGCTTGTATGCTTCATTGTTAATGTAAATGCCGTTTGGCCGAACTTTGCCGGGTTTAATGACTTTGCTTGTATTGCCTGTGTGGCCCGATTGCTCACGCACCCACTTGAGTCCTTCGTGATATGGTCGGTTCCATGATTCGTTTTGAAAGTTTTCTTGATCTCGGTTTCCGACCCGAAGTTTAGGCACACCGTATGCGTCAAATTGCCACGGTGTTTCTTTCTTCTGTGGCCCCCAAACCCCTTCACGCCACTGCGAATCTAAAACCGCACGCCCCATATCGGTCTTGAAGGGCAGTGGTAAATCGTCGGGTATTTTGTCAAGACCTTTTCCTGTCATGGAGGCTTCTTGACGCTTTTGTCCCCATAGGTGATTTTGCACTTCAACGGCGTGGTTGATGGTTTTACTGCCGATTTCAATTGCTTTTTGCAGTGCGGCTTTGTAAGTGTCTTCATCGCCCTGTGGCCCCGCTTGGATTAAAGCGGCTTCTTGGATTGTCAAGTGTTGCGGATCTGATGGGTCGGCGTTGTAAATTGCTTCATACACAGCGTCGGCTTCAACGCCAGTCAAATGTTCGCCTGTAATGTCGTCCATAGCCATTGGATAACCCATTAACTGGCCGTTAGGGCCGACCATTCCAAGCAAACCGTTGATGAGTTCATTAAAGTCAAAGAACCCAAGACCTTTGTTAATTATGGTGCATCGATCAAGAATAGACCACGGTGTGCGGAGAATGCTCATCGCTTGCTGGCCCCCGCAAACGCCACGGGCATAAGCGAGGTGTCGTCAAATCTCCAACCTTTTAGATTTTCAGTCGGGCCGGTCGGGGCACTTGCTTTTTCCTCACTTGCTTGATTCCCTCTTTTGGCTTCGGCACCAAGTTCGGGGGTGGATTTTGTCAATTTTTGAACTGCTTCAAGGAGTTTCTTCAAATCACGCTTGAGGGATTGGAGTTCGGTTCGGGTGAAGCCACTGATGTCGGTTGCCCTTGATTGAAGACGCTTTTCAATATCCATTTTCAATGCGTCCCCGCCCAGTGGGTCATGGAGCAAAGCGGCGTCCCTTTCAGCATTTTTTGGCTTTTTGAAGGATGTGCCTTTACTGGATGAGGGTTGTGAAGGCATTTTTGTTCCCTTTCCGCCCATACCGATTGTTTGCACCTTTCCTGTGATACCTCTTGTATCGGCGTGTGCGGATTGTCCGGTTGGGAGTGAACCCATTTCACGACGGAACTTTTCAGCCGCTAATTTGCGTTGATATGCAACCGGATCTCGGAGTCGGAGGGGCATGTCTTTCGCCCGTGGATTGCCACTAAACATACGGCGTGGAGCAAATGCTTGACGCTTGGTGTGGCGTGTGAGGTTTTGTTCAGCGGCGGCGGCACGACGCTTTGATTTGCTTTCGGGTTGACGACTGGCTTCTTTCTTGCCACGCTTCATTTTGCGCTTTCGTTCCCTCTTGCCTTTCTTTTTTGCTTTCTTTTCATCCTCTTCGGATTCCTCGTCCTCTTCGTATTTGCGCCCTTTCTTTTTGCGCTTTGCCTTTACGATGTCGGAAACGAACCGAGGGTCGGATGATGCGAGTTTTTCTTGAAAGTCTTCGGAGAACTCTTGTTCTTCGCCCATAGGTGTTGGAGCGAACCATTTGAACGAGCCTTCGGGCCAGCCTCCGAGTGGATGAGGCATTTGCTCCATCGCTTGCCTTTCCGCTTCGGGTGCCAAGTCCGGTGTAATAGGTGGTTGGCCTTCCATAAAACCGCCCTTTGAAGTGCCAGCAAAACCGACATCTTTGAGTTCAAACAGGTCGGAGAGCATGAATCCTTGCATTCTCCCCTTCTTTTCTTCGTCCATCTCGGAGTATTGATCCTGCAACATTTCGGCTCTTTGGTCTTCCATGTCCCCAATCATTTCTTCTCTTGAAGGTAAGTCCTCATCTTCACCGTTCTTCACCAACGACCAAGCGTCTTCAAATGCGTCGTTGCTTCGGCCAAAAATCATTCCCGGCCCTTCACGCTGAACAGGGCCAGCGTTGGCACCGGCTGAAATGCTCAAGCCGTTTTTATGCCCCATATCAACACCCATGCCCGATTCAAGCAGTGCGCTTTCACCAGCCATCATTGGGGTGTCGTTGAGAGTTTCAGCCATTTCTTCGGGTTGGATTGAAATGTGTGGGATGTCGCCCTCCAATTCTTTGAGGGCTTTCTTTTTGCGTGTCACCGGATCCATTTGATCGCGTGTTTCTTGCGAGCCAGCACCGTATTGGCTGATGTGGGACAAACCGTCAGCGTTTTCATTTGGGTTGACATCATAGTCCCCCATCATTTCTCGCCCACGAAAACCGCCAGTGAACTCTTGAACCCGCAAGGATTCTTCACCGGGATTGCGACGGGGGTTTGCCATTGACATAATAATCACTCTAAATTGTTAATTCCGTATTTGGCGGTTTCGGGGTCAAAGTCAACAGTGTTTTCCTCTTCCTCTTTCATTTTTGCTTCGTGCATTCGCTTCAAGCGAGCCAACAAATCGGGATCTCTCGGCATACCTGCGTGCATGGTTGGTGGGTCGGGGTTCCTTGAAAGAACTCCGTCAAGCGCACCGTCCTTTGGCAAGCGTGGGTTCATTTTCACCACAGACCAACCAGCATCAAAAGACTTCTTCAAATCCTTCGCTTTGTAGCAAGGGCACTTCGGCTCTTTGCTTGAACATTTTGTTATGCCTTTCTTCATGCAAACGCATGGTTTAGATTTTGTCGCACCGCAACAGCAACCGTCTTTCATTAGCAATTCCACCTATCAAGTGCGGCACCCTTTGGTGTCTTTTTGCCGCCTTTGCTGGTCGGCCCTTTGACACCACCCATACGGGCACAGAAGGACTTCTTTCGTGCCTTCTTTTTGCCAGTCGGGTTCTTTTCGGTGACTGGTGGTTTGAGGTTTGCTCCTTCTTCACGCTTGGCCTTTGCACGGCCTTTAGCGTTCAATCCGCCTTTGCGGCTGTGTTTGTTTGGATTGTAGCCGTGAAAGGGTTTGTCGCTTTCTTTGGTGAGAAGTGCCTTAGCCATCATGTGGCATTCGGGACAAGAGCAAATTGACTTCTTCACTTTACTTTTCTTTTTGCTGTCCGGTATTTTCTTGCTCGCTGGGACACAGTTCGGCACTTCACGCCCTCCCTTATTTTTCATGCCGACTTGCTCGTAGCCGTCCCAACATGGATCTTCTTTGATGAACTCAAGTCCTGCTAAAAATGCGTTTCTTCCTATTGCTTGCATTATCGTTGCCCCCTCAAGCGGTTGTATGTTTCGGCAACGAGTATAGGGAGTCCCATATACCACTGCGCCAACATTGGTGTCTTGGAGTATGATTGAGCCAAAGGCAGGAACGCCCTTGCTACGGCTCGCAAAAGTTCGTCGGCTTCTTCACGGGGAACTTCGGGCAAAGCCTTCTTGAGATCGTGAAAGCCCATACGCATGAGCATGATTGCGCCTAATGCTTCACTTGAGCAATCCTCTTGGGATGTGAGGCCAAATGCGTCAAGACCTTCTTTCCACACCCCGACGACTTCTTCAAGTGCGTCGCACATTTGCAGTGCTTCACACATTGTAAAAATGTCGCTGTTGCCGTGCAATAGTTCAGCGTATTCGGTGTGCTTCAACATCAACGCTGGGATTGTTTGATAGCCTCTTTCATCCATTGACTAACCCTCCATCTCATGATCACAATTCAAGCAATAGCCCCAATAATTCGGGCCTTGCATGATTTTTTGTTCTTCACGCCTCAAATAAGCAGGATCTCTATCAAAGCGATATGAACCTCTTCCCTCTTTCAATTCCCGCAGGTTATCCTCTTTCGTGTCAAGTTCTAATTCCGAAGACATGCACATGGGACAAAAGCGAGGTGTCTTTGCTTTGATGATAGACCAACCTGTGCTGAACGCTCGGTCAATGGATGCCTTCTTAGAACCCCATTTTGGACGGCGGTTGCACTTTGAGCAATTATCATCACCGCATCCACCACCGCATGAGGAACAATTGCCTTGTCCACAGTATGCGAAATCGTCTTTGTCGGATTTGTCTTCACAGTTCATCGTTGCACATTCATTAGCCATCTTCAAGCACCCCCGCTTCGGCTAACGCCTTACGCATGACTCGCCACTCTTCGGGCGACTTTTCGGAGAAGTGTGCTTGTATGACTGTCAAGACGCTGACCTGTTCGTTGCCACCAACGGCCTCGGCCTTTTCCAGCCACTCGCCAATCTCGGTCAATGAATCACGGACTTCACGGTGCAGTTTTACTGCGGTGTCTAATCCCTTGTAGTCAAGTGTCCCCGACTCCATCCGTTCCTCTTGCATCAGATCCAAGTGGTCGTTAAAGAGTCCATTAAGTCGTTGGAGGTTTCGCTCACTTTGTTGCATGGCCGTGCGTGCGCTGTCAATGGCGGCGGGCATAATCTCCATGTTGACCTGTCGTTGAATGATAGGTTGAGTGTGATTTTCCATGTGTTGAGCAAGAGCCTCTTCGCTTATGTCCAATTCAGTCGCCATGTCGTCCATACTGACAAGACGCTCAAGGACAGCGTGTTCAATGTTGGCTCTTTCGGGATGAGTGCATAGAGGACATTCTGTATTGCTATTGTTATGATACTCGCCGGAATGCCTTCTCATGTGGCGATGTGCAGTGCCTTCGGGCCAGTCATGGGTCAAATCTAATTCGGCGGGTTCAAGCAATCCAATGCGGATTTGTTGTTCCCATTGATCACGCCTGTCGTCTTGACAAAAAGGACAATTCCTGCGAACACGCCTCCCCGTCATATTTTACCGATAGCGGGCGAGTTTATTTCACTTTTCATTCTTACGGCGATGGACACCGCAAAAGTCGCTATCAAGCATCGGTCGGTTTTTACACGGCGAACCGTCTTTTTTCTTAGCCGCACACTTCGGTGATTTGTGCTGAACGACTGTGGGAGGGGGAGGTTTCACATCATACGCCTGTGAATGCGGGACGGAATACCTGCGCCCATCAATAGCGAAAGGATGCGTATTGACGGATGGCGATAGTGCCAGTGAGAATCAAACCGAAGAACATAGCCATCACTGCGCTGGTTCCCAACGCTGGGCCTTTCCAAACCAAAATGACGAGGGAGAAAAGAATGAAGGCGATGATATAGATCATCGTTGCACTTTCCACCAATAATTTCTTTGGACTCAAAATATCAATCGTGGCCGACGACCACGAAACCTCTCCGCTAATTGCTTGTTCGTCTTCCTTCCCCATGTTATCACAGTCCTAATGGTGCCGCCTTAGCGGCCATATTCACGCCTTGCCCCATCGTTGCTCCGAAACCGCCTTGATTTTGAACAGCGTTGCCCATCATTCCTCCGAGAAGGCTTCCGAAGAATCCCGGTTGTTGTGCCCCTTGCATGTTGCTCATCATCATTCCTTGCTGGTGTGCCGCAAGGAACATCTGTAATTGTTGTTGGTTTTGGTTCAGCACATTCTGTGCGGCACCTTGAGCCTTTTGTAGTGTCAAAGCAAGGTTTTCCGGCGAAAGTGTTTGGAGGGTTTGAGGCATTGAACCAGTGTCTAATTTCATTTTGCCTTCATCAACGCTGAATTGAACATTGTTGAAGAACTCTTTGAGCGACAATTGCACGATTTCACCAATCAAGTCCAGCATTAGCGGGAGGTTTTGGGTGACAATAAATGCTGACACTGGGTCATACATTGACAACAATTGAGAGGTTGCGAGAATAGGATCTGAAGCGGCTTGTTGCATCATGGGATTCTGTGCTTGTTGCATCATTCCCATAGCACCCATTTGCTGGGGTTGTTGCATCCCATAGCCTTGCATCCCACCAAATTGGTTTTGCTGTGCGGCCAAAGAGGGGGCACCGAATTGTTGTGTCGTTGCCGGTTTATTTCCTCCAAATCCAAAAAGTCCCATATTATTCACCTGTTTATTGTTGCGCCACCATCGGCTCTTGGGGCACCATAGTGCCTTGCATGTCTTGAGGGGAAACACCCATCATAGATTGTTGTTGCGCCATTTGTTCCATTTGCATGGCTCGCATATCAAAGGTCACTGTCACCAAATCCGCAACCCCTGTTATTGGGTTGGTGTGCTGATTAAGGACTACTCCTTTTGAGTATTGGGCGTCTTTTTGAATCATTTGAAAGAACTGTGCATACTTCGCCAATGATTCGGGGGTTGAACGATTTTTACTTTGCGACTTGCTCAAACCGGGAACTTTCAAGAAACGAGTTCCTTTTGCGACCACTTTGCCAAATCCTTCTTCGGCTAATTCGTGTTCATCAACCATACACCTCAAGGTGTGGTAAATGTGCAAATGTGCTGGACAAAGCGTGCTGTTCATTTCGTCGCCGTGATCACCGTGTGTGCGGGCAAGAGGCTTTCGTGCCTGTCCAGTGTCTTCATCAAACCAATAAATGTCAGCCAACGACAACCCTGTCTTTTCATCAACAATGTGATTGTATGCGTTGTCGCCTTCAAGGAAACGGCGCACATCAACACCACAGCAAGCGCACTCATGTGCGGCGTTGTAGCGATATACCTTGAAAAGACCCAAATTGTAGTTTGGTGGACGAAGGGCTTTACGCATTTTCTTGATGTTCTTTTTGCGAGCCTTTCGTGGGTTTTTGGTGTTGGTGACGAGTTTAAGTTCCACTGTTGGGATAAGGGATTCTCCCTCCACTCCACCAGTCGATCCAGCACTCGCCATTTCAGCCCGCTGTTGGGTTTTCAACATGTTGTATGAAACGCCTGTTTGAACAGCCAGCATTTTCAATTCATCATCGGTTAAACCGTTCAATGAAATGCCGCCGTTGCCGAATGGGTTGAACCTCACTCATAACTCCCCCTTGACCCTGTGAGGACTGACAACATGAAAAGGGTTGCGGCCTAAATCATGTTAAGTGTCCTTATCACGGCACCCTCCACATTCAGCCCGTATTGAGCCGCCATAGCCTCAACATTTGTCGCCACTGCGGATTTTCTAAGCCTCCGCATATCTTCTTGAAAAGGCATCACCATCGGGTGTTGACGACGCAAACCCATATCCCACATCTGCTGGGACTCGTTTGTCCACCACAGATCCATTTTGTTGAGAACTAAGCAAACGACCTTTGGTTTGTATTTTTTTGCTTTTTTCTTCATGCTTCGTGAGAAAGTGCTGGGAAACCTATGATTGACGATAATATCGGTGAGGTATTTGAAACCGGCAACGGCTTCTTGCATGGCTGGTTGCGACCAACCAACACGGTCGTCAACAACAAAGAAAACCACGCTTGTGTTTCGCTCAATCATGTCTTCGGCCCACAGGTTCCAGTATTGGGATTGTCCCCCGATGTCGGCTGTCATTATTGGTGTCTTTTCCCCTTTCCACCGCACTTGTTTTTTGGTTGCGTGGGGGGTTTGAAAGGCACCGTTCTTCACAGGATGCGTGGTTCTCAATTCAACGGGTATCGGATCGATGTCCCCCGGAACTGTCAAGTATTGATCGAGGGTGGTTTTGCCAGCCAACGATGGGCCGAATATGCCGATTTTATGTGGTCTAATCAGCCGATACACATAGGCCGCTAATTGGGCCGAACCCATCAATATGTGTCCAGCAAGCATCCATGTTGCCATTCACCTCACTTCCCCCGAATCCAGTTCCAAACAGAAGTCGGGTTGATCTCAAGCCAAATATCCAAGCCCAGCAAAACAAAGAAAGTGAGAGCGATTCCCCCAACAAAGGCAAGTATGGATTTCACAGTCCAAGCGGCTCGCTCCATCCTTCTATCGTATGCGTTTTCAGCGAGAATAGCCGACATGGCCTCCGCTTGTCTTTCCTGTGCGGTATTGAAAGGCCACATCATGTCCCACCACACTATTCGTTATTTTTGTCGTTATTGGATTCTTCGGTGTTCGGTAAGCCGAAAGTTTGCTGATTCGGATCGACCTGTTGCCAAGCCTGTTGCTTATACATTTGAGCCTCTTGAGCCATGTTGTAGTCCTTTCTCATGCGGCGTTGTTGTAGTCTTTGTTGATTGCGGAGCCATTTGTCATGGCGTCCTTCTTGAGAGAACTCGGCACGAAGGGCAAGGGAGTCACGAATGCCCCCAACATGAAACAGAACCATAGCGACACATAGGAAACCGAATGCAATAAGACCGTATTGAAGTCCCATTTCACCCGGTGAAGCGTCCGGCAAATACCAGTCCAAATGCGACACTGTGACTGAAACCCCAGTCAAAAGTGATTGCCATAGAAGCATGGCTATCAAATTGATGTCGATCCGGTTATTGTCGTCCCCTCCTGCCCACGGTGGTATTCGTTGTGGTTGCGGCACTATTGGCTGTTGCATTATTCATCATCTCCTTTTTGTCGGTTTTTGAAGAACTCTTTCAATATGTGGCAAACGAATGAGGATTTTGATTCTCGGCCCCTTGCCGCTTCCATTTCAGCGAACAATTCATCGGGCATCACGACTGACACATGACGGCTCATGTGTAAATCCCACTCCTGTCAAGGCTATGAAGGTTGTGATTAAATACGACGACGCTATCCGCTATCTATGTCAAACCCCAATATGCCGGAGGCCGTCGCCGCCATGCGTTCATACAACCGAATTGTAAGCGCATCACCAAATAGTGCCCCTCTCCTTTCATCGTGGATCCAACGCCACACCGATGAGAACTTGGCCGCTGACTTTGATTTCAAGGCCGCTGTCGCAGTGTTGGCGCATTTCAACCACCCACTCTATGCAACCGCCTCAAATCAACCGACAGGCACTACGGCATGGGTTTCTTTGATGAATGGTGCCGAAAGCATTCTTCAAGACGAAGCGGTTTGGATTGACGATCAATTGTTGATTGCGAACATCACACGCCCACAGCGTTTGTTTGACAGCGACATATCATGGTTGAATCAGTGGGCTGTGGCGAACAATGTGTCGGGGAACACGGAAACCGCATACCTTGTCAATTCCTTGATTCAGCAATTGCAGACCTGTGAAGGAAACAACGGCCCGACTGGTGCCGCTGGGATTTCACACACCAACCACATGCCAATGGCTCCTATTCCCTAAACATCGGCAAACGACGAGTATTAGTCGGGGTATTGTGGCTTGACTCCATTTGACCCATCGCTTTTTCTTCGGGTGAAAATACCCTTGAAGGCTTGCCGTCATGGTGCCCATAAACAACCGGCTTATCGCTCCAACAAGCCCTGCAACCCTTTTGTCCCGTTAATGGATCTATGTTTGAATTGCACTGCGGTGTGTTGCCTTTTTCGGTTTTCGGGCAAATGACATAGCCCGGAGCAACGGTGTCATAAGACGAGGGCACGACATTGGGATGGGTGAGCAATTCCGAAATTAAATCCCCACCGGGCAAATCGTTATGTGTTTTCTTTCCGGGCATTGAAAGGCGGAGTCGGATATTATCGGGGTTCCAATCATCCCATCCTCTTGCATCTAAGAAGTTCTTAATCGTGGGATATTGCCTTGAAGCAAGCCAAAGGTCTTGCTTGTCATGATCAGGTTGTTGTTCCATAATGTCAGCAAGCATTGACAATTCACCCGGTGTCAAATCACCACTGACTTTACCTCTCACGGGTGGTCGGCTTCTCCTTGTCATTTTGTATTGAGCCGACATTGGGGACAGTGACTCTTTGTAAGCCGAAGCCAAGCGCATTGGGTCATTATGCAACATTCGTGTTCTGCCCCACATGTTGTTTTGAGCATTGTTGAAAAGGAAATGATTTTTGCACGCATAACAATTGCCGCACGCACTAAGCGGGTCTTCCGGTGTTGAATAAGGGCAAGCAAGTGGAGAAGTGTCAAGAATTGAAAGACCGGGCATGGCTTTTGCTCTCCCATACCCATAATGTGTTTTGAGGGCTTCATCCAGCCTGTCAATTTCGGGGACACCTTCGTCCTCCATTATGTCGTCCCATTCAGCGATTTGACGACCTTTTAACGGCCAATCCACCTTTCTCGCCTTTGCACCACGGCCTCCAATAGCCGCACGCATTTGGTCGGGATTGTTGGCGACCCAATCAGCAATCTCTTGAAAACCGCCACCGCCCGTTCTTTTTGTTCCACTTTCTTTCGCTGACGGAAAACCGCCACCGAGGTTGGTGTCCCAATCATACATTTTCTCCCAATCGTCGGGATCGCTTGAAATTGCCTTAATGAGAACAGCACCAAGTTCAGCCAGCCCTTCGGCTCGTTGAACATTCGTCCAGTCAATGTTTTTAGGAAAATACATGCCGTGAGGGGTCACGACACCAGTGTTTCCTGCAAACCGTGTTCCTTGACTGATGGGTATAGGTTCGGCCATTTCACCGACTGGCCCTGCTGGGAACATAACGAAGTCGCCCGTTCCTGTAATTTGGTGAGGGAGAGGGCGACCCATGTGTTCGGTTTGCGTCTTTGTTCTTCGTCCAAACAGGGGGTGAATATCCAATTGTTTATGATCTTCGGGTTCCATCACAGCAGTGTCGTCCCGATAAACGATATTGCCTTGCGAATCGTAAAAGAACGGGCGGTATGTCACCAAATCCGCTTGCTGTCCTTCTTCGTCAAGGACTCTTGCGTTTCCGTTGTTATCAAGTTCAACATCATAATCGTGAACATCTTCGGGCAAAGCATCACCCATGAGGTATTGTTGGGACTCCGATATTGGCAAAGTGCCACTGATGGGTGCGTGAAGCGTCCTGCCCGGTGCCCTCGGAGTTCCTTGTATTTCTCCCCTGTATGCTTTGTTTCCGTGCCAAGCGTCTTGTTGGGCTGTCCTGTCAATTGACACCATCGGGTCAAGTAAAGGAACTTGAGTCGCCGCTTCAACACTGTGTTTTCCTTTTGATTTGCCGTCACTGCCGACCAATCTTCTTTGAACTGCAACCATACCCGGCCCTCTTCGTGTTGGGTCTTTTGGATCTGATGGGAACTGATCGAAGTGAAGTGGGCGTAGTGCAGGAGGCAAACGCAAATCACGACCGGGACTGGCTTGACTTATGTTGCGGAAAGTGGATATGGAGTCGTCCTTCGGGGTATTCCCAAGACCTATGTGTTTCTCACCAGCCCTCGTTCGTTTCCAGTCAAAAGGTGCCGCCATCAGTGTTCCTCCTGTTTCAGCACAGCCCACCCATGTTCAAAGGCATTTTGGGGTTCGGAGAGTTCAAAGTCCAATAATTCGGACTGTTGCTTTGAATCGGGTGCATATTTGTTATGACCGAAACGACTCAAGAGTTCAAGAGGTTCTAAGCCCTCAATGTTCCCAAAAGCAACCATTTCCGGTTTTATTCCTCGGTGTTTCCCTGTTGGTGCTGTGTTGTCGGGCCGATTCATAATTTGCGGTTCAAGTCCGATGTCGGCATACAATGGAGCGACTTCGGCACTGTCAAAGGCAATCATTGGCTGTCCTTCTTCTAAGCGTTCTTGTAATTCTCGCAAATAGCCTTGTAGTGCAAAGTTCCCCGAATAGGTTGAAGGTTCTCCTTCATAGGGCGGATCCGAAGTCAACAATTTGTCGGTGTCCACATCCCATTCTCGTAAGGCTTCTGTGGCATCACCTTGCCTCAATTCAGTGTCAGCAAACAAAGGGGCGTAATGTGATAGGTCGTCCACCTGTCCCACATTGAAAGGACGGAGTGAACCAGCAGTGTTGTTGTTGTAGCCAGTTCCGGCTCTTATGCCTCCTTGCCGACCAGTTTTCTTGTTTTTGTAGTAAATCCTCGCAAAAGCCACTTTTTCTTCGGGAGTCATGTCATTCCAGTCCAAGCCTTGTCGCAAACGATGGAGAGTGTTGTTCAGTGAACCTTGATTTGGCAAGTTCCCCAAATTGATTTGCGATATGGTGGTTCCTCGTATGTCGTCCATCCAACGCTGTTTATCCATCGGCCCTTCGTCAAATGGGACAGTGAACCCACCCTGCTTCACTTGTTGTGTCAAGTTATGGAGGCCGACATCCCATTCGTTCATTTGGCTCGTCCCTTCGGGCAAAATACCTTGAATGAAGCCACCCGGCCCGCTTGCAGGGTCTTGAATACCTGTGGTTCCTGCTTGTTGGGCGGCATACCGACCAAGAGTGTTGTAGTGAGGTTTGTTTTTGTTTCCGGGGTGTTTGACATAACCGGGTATTGCTTTACCTCGCATCCAGTCGGGATTGGCTTTCAAACCTGCGATGTCAAAAGGCTCAACCATCATTCCTCACCATCGTCAAGCAATTCGCCATCCATCTCACGCTTTTTTTGACGGTCTTCGTCGGAACTGTGCATCCATTGTTCAGTCATTGGATCCCACGGCCCTGCGTGCATGGTGTCTTGGATTTGGCGCAACATTTCTTCATGGCTGTATTCAATCATGTTTGGGGCACCGATTTGCCCTATCCCATAATAGACATCGGCAGGTATTGTCATTCCTTTGCCTCCATCGGCACTGGGGTCGTGAACCATCTTCCTGCCGTCTTCACCCATGAAAGTGGTGAATGCGTGCCCGTAAGGGCGACCAGCCAGCGGCCCCATGAGTGGGGTCACTTGGGCATGAACAAGTGTGTGATTGGGATTGGCGCACATGTAATTGAATGAATTGTAATAACAATCCCCGCCTTTGTTTTCAGCGGGTATGTCGTCTAAATCGTCGTTTTTCAACAGACTGAAACCCACATCAATTGCGCTCATTCATTCACCCCACGATATGCGTTCTTGCCACGAAGGTGCCGAGAATGGAGGGAACCTGTTCATTGACGGCGGCATACCCCCCATGATTCCCCGTCGCCGCTTTGACGCTTCAAGCATGGCTTTCAATTCTTGAATCGTTGAGGGCCGTTCATTGTCCAATTGCTGATTGATTGAATGTGTAATGTAGCCTAATTTGTCCGGTGTCCCTTGATGTGTCAATTGCGTTCCGTCGTCTATTGACATTTCAGCGGTTCCTTGATGGGGATAGCGAGCGTTGCTTTCTTGCCAATTGTTCAATTGTTGCTGGGCATTCATCACGGGCCTTTGGGCCATAGGTGATATACTCATGTTGTGCCCAATCCCCGCCTCATCCAATTTGCGACCAAGACCTTGTAATGTAGCAAGACCCCCAGCACTCATGTAATTTTCTTGAAGCCTCCCAGTGTTTTCTAAGAGGGATGCGAGGGTTGAATATCCCAGCCCCATTCCTGCAAACGCAGGGTTGACATCGATCATCGGGCCTTGTCCCATCGCACTTATTGAGCCAGTGGACACTGGTGCTTTTGTCGCACCTGCCTCAAGCCTTGAGTCAAGTCCTTCAAGCATAGTGTCCCTTGCCACCGCTGGGAATGCTTCTCTATACTCGTTGGGGTGCCCCATCCCCTCCATATTGACACGCAGGATTTCTGCATCTGTAATGCCTCCATCCGGTCTTCTTGCTATGTCTTTAGCGTGATAAGGGCGGAAATACTGATATTCGCCCGCCAAGTGATCTAGTGGGTCATAGCCAACGCCCATTTCGGCTTGGGCTTCATAGAACTGATCTTCATCGTCAAAGTCCTCCAATTTCAATCCAACATCTTCGGCACTTTCCCAACCCTTCGTGCGTGCGAAGTCCTCAATGCTTTGAGAGTTCTCAAGGTGCCGGATGGCTTCTTTGATTGGCAATTTACCAGTGGTTCTCAATCCCAATTCGGGAGGCATGTTGCCGAACTTGTTTGACATCAAGTGGGGTTGAACGGCCATCCGATAGGTAAAGTCCTCACGCCCGATTTGCTTTTGCATGATGTCCCATGCGGCCTCAAACGGATCTGCCGAGGCATATTTCATCCCCATGCTTGTTCGGCTGGCACATTCGTCCCATTCGTCTAAAATGTTCTGATCGCGGTTAATGTTGCTTTCATGGTTAGCCATGTCAGTCCCCGGCCCTGTGCCCGGTATCGTTTCCAACATCATTCGGAACTCACCACAGTCCATTGAATCTAATTGGCTTCTCAATTGTTGGTATTGACTGGGTGAAAAATTGTTTTTATCACTCCAAGACTGTGCCAATTTTTCCTTTGCATCGTCGCAACATGAGTCACCGTCCTCCATTTGAACTTCTTCGGGAACTTCAATTTCACCGTATTCGTTTGGAGGTTGGGCGTCGGGGTATAACCCAATCCGAGGCCCGCCGTTGGGCGGCGAAGGTCGTCCTCCCATACTCGGCATGGGTGCGCTATGTAAAGCGGGTTTCAAATAACTGCCGATGAAAGCATCCCGAACCCGTTCTTTTTTATGTTAAGGCTGTTAAGCCTCACAACATTGATAAGCCATTGATGATGAGCAGTGATTGAGCAACATGATGCCAAACGGACAGCAACCAATCTTCATTCTCAAAGAAGGAACCGAGCGAAGCCACGGACGAGTGGCACAGTCAAACAACATCGCCGCCGCAAAAGCGGTCGCTGACGCAGTGCGAAGCACTCTCGGCCCGAAAGGCATGGACAAAATGCTCGTTGACGAAGGTGGCGATGTTATCATCACCAACGACGGAGCAACCATCCTCGGTGAAATGGACATCGATCACCCTGCGGCGAAGATGATTATTGAAGTCGCAAAGACTCAAGAGCAAGAATGCTACGATGGGACAACCAGTGCGGTTGTTCTTTCCGGCGAACTTCTCAAGAAGTCCGAAGAACTCATCACCCAAAACATCCACCCGACCACGATTTGTTCGGCATTCCGTGAAGGAGGGCAGTTCATAGCAGGTAAATTGGACGCTTATGCCGAAAAAACCGAAGATCGCTTACTTGCTATCGCAACCACAGCACTCACTGGCAAATCATCTGCTTCAATCAAAGACCACCTCGGTGGTATTTGCGTTGATACAGTGGAGGCACTTGCCCAAAACGGGGCTGTTGATCTAACTCAAATCAATGTGGTGAAGGCTATTGGTGGCGACGCACATGACAGCGAACTCATCAGCGGCATTATCGTTGATAAAGAGCGAGCGCACAGCGGGATGCCAGCGGGCATTTCCAACGGAAAAGTGCTTCTCATTGATTTCCCCCTTGAAGTGAAGTCCACTGAAATGGACGCCAACATTCAAATCACTGATCCGAGCCAAATCACTGCTTTCTTAGAGCAAGAAGAAGGCTACATCCGTGAACTTGTCAAAGCAATTGTTGACAGCGGTGCAACCGTTGTCGTTTGTCAAAAGGGAATTGACGACCTCGCCAAGCATTATTTGTCAAAGGCTGGCGTCTTTGGGCTTGAAAAGGTCAAGCGTTCCGACATGGAGGCACTTTCCCGTGCTACGGGTGCGGGCATCATCAACAACCTTGAGGATATTGAAGAGGCTCTTGGTTCCTGTGAAAGCCTCACGGAAAAGAAAGTGGGCGAATTGCCAATGTCTTTCTTCTCCACACCGAACTCTTCGGCTGTCACCTTGCTTCTGCGAGGCGGCACAGCACCATTCGTTGAAGAAATTGAACGAGCATTTGACGATGCGGTCGGTGTAGTGGCTGTTGCCTATGAAGACGGCGAAGTTCTCACTGGTGGCGGGTCAATCTATGCTTCTCTAAGCAGGGATCTCGCTAATCACGCTCTCACTATCGGTGGTCGTGACCGCATGGCTTTGGAGGCTTTCTCACAGGCACTTGAGGTCATTCCACGAACACTTGCTGAAAACGGCGGTCTTGACCCTGTTGATGAAATGATGGCACTACGCAAGGCACATGCCGAAGGAAACCATCATCACGGTGTCAATGTATTGGCTGGTGGCGTCATGCACATGGGTGAAGCCGGTGTATATGAGCCAAAGCGTGTTGTGGCACAGGCATTGAAGTCGGCTGTTGAAACAGCGACCATGATTCTCCGCATTGATGATGTGATTTCATCACGCAAGGCTGGCCCACGATAACGCTAAATGTCGTCTTCGCCCAACCAATCCCACGGCTCTAATTTATCACTGCTGATCTTAGGAGCGAAGTATTTGCCGTCTTGGGTGACACGGGGGTTCGTTCGTGACGAAGCACTGTGTATAGCACCTCGGTCAACCATTTTGTCCCAAAAGCCCGCTTTTTCGGGTTCAACCTTTGTAGCATGGGCATGAAATTGTCCGTCATGGACAACTTGGCCCATCATATCCGCTTCAATCTCTTGAATCATTTCACGGAGGTATGATTCACCAAGCCCACTGTCCCTCACAGGGGTTGCGACCTCAAAGTGGTGAACATTCACCTGCCCTGTGTCAAAGTTCAATTGAGCCACACCTCTCGCCATTCCGTCCTCGGATTGCCACGAAACATCGGAGAACCCTGCTGGTGCCATCAGATCCTCCATGTAATCGGGAAAGTTCTCTTTTTCCCGTGCCGATGCACCGCCTTCGGTGGGGCCAGCGTAGTCGGGGTCGTCCATATCACCCCAGTCCTCATCGGGATAATACAGGGGTGCTTTGATGATTTTTCTTTCAATGTCCATGATTTGACCCCCTATCTCTTGGTATCGTC